GGTGGCCGCGCCAAGAAGCCCGGCACCAACGTCAACATCGTGATCCAGACCAAGCCGTCCCCCGCAATGGGCGCAGCGCCGGGCATGGACGCGGGGCCGATCAAGCCTCCGGGCGCTGTGCCTGTGCCCATGCCGCCCCCGGGCATGGGCGCGCCTCCGATGGGCGGCATGCCCATGCCTCCGCCCGCCCCGCCGCTTGGTGGCGGCCTGCCGGGCGGTATGCCCCCGATGGCGCGCAAGTCCGGTGGCCGCATCACCAAGATCGCCAAGTCCTACAAGGACATGGAGGCGGGTGCCGCCGGCGGCGAGGGTCGCCTGCAGAAGACCGACATCGCCAAGAGCGGCAAGGGCGCGCCGACCTATAAGAAGGGCGGCAAAGTCTACAGCTCCTACAAGGACATGGATGCGGGCGCTGGGTCCGGCGAAGGCCGGCTCGAGAAGAGCGAGATCCAGAAGCGCATGCACTGACCACTGCGACCGGCGGCCTCTCCCACCGCCGGTCGTTTCATTTTGGGAGAAAAAAGGAGGGGTCTTTTTGCTGACAACGAGCATGGTCTTCAAGACCGAGCTTGAACGCCTGCTGCACAAGGCGGCTGCCGAGCAGGCTGAGATCATCACGGCACCACACGCCATTGTTGATTTTGCAGCCTACAAACACCACGTCGGAGTGATCGCGGGTCTCAGGATGGCACTGGAGCTGTCCGAAGAGGCACAATCGATCATCAACAAGCGCGAAAGGGGCGCGTGAATGTTCAACATAGCGATGCTGCATGAGAAAGATCCGAAGCAGGTGCTTCTGGATAAGGTGGGGCCGGTTGTAGACAGGCTCAATATTCTGAACACGCAGGTCTTGGTCGCCGTCTACATCCGACCAGAGAAAACCAAGGGCGGGATCATCTGGACTGACACAACCCGCGACGAAGACCAGTACCAGTCAAAGGTCGGTTTGATCCTGAAAAAGGGGCCGATAGCCTTTGTCGAGGGCGACGAGAAGAAGTGGTTTGGTGACATTACGTTCAACAACCACGATTGGATCGTTTTTCGCCCCAGTGATGGCTGGCCCGTCACGATCAACGGTGTCCTGTGCCGGATGATCGAGGATGTGTCTGTGAAGATGCAAATCCCCCACCCCGATGACGTCTATTGAGGTAAATCACAATGGCAGAGAAAGACGATCATGTCGAAATCGAGCTGGATGAGCCGATTATTGACAAGAAAGTCGATGAAGACGACCTCGTAATCGAAAAATCAGACGAAAAATTAGAAAAAAACGTAGAAAAGAAGACGATTGACCCCGAGGACGGCATCAACGACCTCAAAATCAAGCTTCAAGAGGAGCAGCAGCGGCGCTTTGAAGCCGAAAACCGCGCTCGAGAAGCAGTTCAGCGCCAATATCGGGCTCAAAGTGAGACCGAAGACGCCAATTTCGCCCTTGTAGAGGGCGCGATGCGTACGCTTTCGGAAGAAAGTGAGCTGATCAAGACCCAATACAAGGAAGCACTCGCGATCGGCGACTATGACAAGGCCGCCGACCTTCAAGACGCGATGGCTGAAAACAAGGTGCGCCTCTCCGAGCTTCGAAGGGGCCACGAATACATGAAAAACCAGCGCGAGGCTGCGCGACAGCAGCCGCCGGAGCCGCAATACACGGACCCGGTGGAGGCACTCGCCGCGCGCCTGTCGCCCCGTTCGGCTGACTGGGTGCGCCGCAATCCTGACTACGCGAAGGACCCGCGTCTCTTCCAGAAAATGGTGGCCGCACACCAGATGGTCACCGCCGATGGCGTCCAGCCTGACACTGACGAGTATTTCGAGGCGATCGAGAGCACTCTGAAGATGCGCAGGGAGCCGGAGCGGACGCAGCAGAAGGCCGAAGAGCCCGACCCGTCATCGGAGGCTGCAAAGCCCGCGCAGAGGCGTACGCCGCCCCCCGCTGCGCCTGTGTCGCGTTCTAGCGGCACGCCCGGCAACAGGCCAAACGTCATCCGCTTGACAAGGGCGGAAGTCGAGGCCGCGCGAGACATGGGCATGACCGAGCAGGAATATGCCCGCAACAAACAACTCCTTCAGCGTGAAGGCAGGATCTGAGGAAGAACATGAGCAGTTTCAGAAAAATGACCAATGAGGGCGGCCCCGCTGTCGCCTCCCCAGCCGTCTCGACATCCCCCAGAGCGCCTGACAGGCCGGACCCGAGGGAAGAAGACCCCCGCGCCCGCGCCGCCCGCCGCGCTGCGGAGATCCGCGAGCACAGTGGCGGCATCGACGAGGGGACTGACAAGTTCTACATCCCCCCGCATGTGATCCCTGATGGGTGGACCTATGAGTGGAAGACCCTCACCGTCCTGAACGCTGAAAACCCCGCGCATCAAGTCGAGCTGGCGCGCAGGGGGTGGGAGCCGGTGCCTGCGTCGCGCCATCCGGAAATGATGCCCCACGACTGGAAGGCCAAGATCATCACCCGCGACGGCATGATGTTGATGGAGCGCCCGAAGGAGATCACGGACGAAGCCCTGAGCGCCCGGTTGCGAAGGGCGCGCCTGCAGGTGCGGGCCAAAGAAGAACAGCTCTCTGCGGCCCCCGCTGGCCAATTCGAGCGCGCCAACAAGGATTCCTCGCTGGTGAAGGTCAAAAGAAACTACGAGGCCATGCCGATCCCGGAAGAATGAAACGCATCGAGGCCGCCTTTTGGCGGCCTCTTTACATTCCGTTTTTTGTCTGTATTATTCGCAAATCGAGGCCCCCGGCGTGGTCTCATTTCCTCTCCCCCGGCGTGGAGAGATAAACCAAACCCCGGTTCTTAATCGCCCCGGCGCGCGATGATGGACTAATCCTTGAAAGAGGAGGACTCCCGTCATGGCGAATCCAAATGCGCCTTTCGGTTTTTCCCAGTATTCCGGCACGGGCTCCGCTCCGACCTATGAGCAGGTTCCGGTTCAGATCGCCTACGACGCTTCCGCAATTTACTACGGCGACCCCGTAGAGCCTGACAACAACGGACGGGTTGCCCGTGGTGACGGTACGACCGGCGCTGAGGGTATCGCGGGCATTTTCGTCGGCTGCAAGTATCTCTCGGTTTCGCAGAAGCGCACCGTGTGGTCGAACTATTGGCCCGGCACGGACGTCGCCTCGACCCAGACGGTTGAAGGTTACATCATCAATGACCCGAACGCCAAGTTCATCGTTCAGTCGGATGCGACGGGTCTTACGCAGACCGCTGTCAACCTCAACATCGGTTATACGATTGGATCGGGCAGCACTGCGACCGGCCTCTCGGGCGCATACGTCAGCGGCGCTGCCGCGACCGCTACGCTTCCCTTCCGCGTTATCGGCCTTGTCCTTGATCCGCCCGGCGCGCCGGGGACGGAGACCGTGGCGGGCGGTTACGCTTTGGGCGGATATAACCGCGTGATTGTCGCGTTCAACAACGTGACGACCAAGAACCAGACCGGCGTCTAAGAGGAGTAAGGACCAATGGCTGTCAATCTTTCGGCTATTAAAGACCTTCTTCTGCCCGGTCTCCGCGGCATTGAAGGCAAGTACGAGCAGATCCCGTCGCAGTACGACAAGATCTTCGCGAAGCACAATTCAAAGATGGCCCTCGAGCGTACCGCTGAAATGCGTTACCTTGGCTACGCGCAGCTCAAGACCGAGGGTGGCCAGACCTCGTTCGACAACAACGCCGGCGAGCGTTTTGTGTACAACCAAGAGCACAATGAAATTGGCCTTGGTTATGCCATCACGCGCAAGGCCATCGACGACAACCTCTACAAGACCCAGTTCGCGCCGTCGAACCTTGGCCTGATCGAGTCTTTCTCGCAGACCAAGGAAATCTACGCTGCAAACGTCTTGAACACGGCCACGACCTACAACGCCAACATCGGCGGTGACGGCAAGGCGCTCTGCGCCACCGATCATCCAATTGATGGTGGCACGGTCGCGAACAAGCCGACCACGGATGTCGAGCTGAACGAATCGACGCTTCTCAACGCGATGATCTCGATCCGCACGAACTTCAAAGATCAGGCCGGCCTCAAGATCTTCGCGCGTGGTCGTCGTCTGGTGATCCCGCCGCAGCTTGAGCCTGTTGCGATCCGCCTTACGAAGTCTGAGCTTCGTCCGGGCACGTCGGACAACGACGTCAACGCGATCATGATGACGGCGGGCGGTCTGCCTGAAGGCTACATGGTCAACGATTATCTGACGGATGCGAACAACTGGTTCCTCCTGACGAACATCGATGGTCTCGCCTACATGGAGCGAGTGAAGTTCGAATCCGACATGCAGGTCGATTTCGTGACTGACAATCTCCTTGTCAAGGGCTACGAGCGCTACTCGTTCGGCTACTACAACTGGCGTTCGATCTTCGGATCGTTCCCGACCTGATGATCGTGGGGCGAGGCAAGTCCTCGCCCTTCTTCTAGGTGCATAGATCGCGTTGACCGGCCTAGCGGACGCTGCACAGACAACGCGATCATATCGTGCAGGAGACCCTCATGGGTGTTTCAACATGGACCGGCCCGATTAAGGCTGGTGACGTTCTCAATACGACTGGCACGACTGCGGGTTCCGTAAGGAATGTCGGTTTTGTCGTTATGGCGCAGGCTGCGTCCATCACGCAGGCTGGCACTACGACTGCCACGGCAACAGGCATCTGTATCCCAGCAAAAAGCCACATCATCAGCATTCAGGCTCTGAATACTGTTGGATGGAGTGGCGCGTCGTCGAACCTTAGTGTTGGCACGTCGGCCACGGCAACTGAGCTTGTCGCTGCGACATCTCTCAGCGCAATTGGCATCACGACGCTGACGCCCGGCACAGACGCCACGAAGACTGGCTTGTGGTCAAATGTCGGCAACACTGACGTTCTCATCTACGTGCTTTCGACAAACACTGGCGCGGGTGTCGGGGACATCATTGTTCGTTACATCCAAGCTGAAAACGCCTGATAGGAGGCTGTCATGGGTGCATACAAGGGTAAGGCTTCTACGATCAAGGAAGCCGAAATGAAGTCTCAGTCGCCGGCCTTCAAAAAAGGCGGCAAGGCCGAAAAGAAAGTCATGTCCGAAGCTTCTGAGGACATGCGCCCTCGTCGCGCAACAGGCGGCGGTGTCTTTTCTTCGGCTGCTTCCGGAACGCCGCGAGGCAAG